CCTTATGTCCGTGCTTTTTTTTATTCAGTCTGTCAAAGAGCACGGGCTTAGGAAGACTTTGGAGGATTTTATTTTGAAATATAGAAGTGAAAATTATCGCGTAAAAGAGTTGGAGAAAGGTGAGAGCTCGTCTGCTCAGAGTATAAGCTCTATAGTCCCTGAGTATGAATTTTCCGAGAAAGAAAATACTGTCGTTCAGGTTGGCGATAAGGACATGCAGGAGTATATTCAGTCTTTTGAGGAGTGCGCCCTCGACCGTATTCTTGACAAGTTTTTATCAGGGCAGAACCCACTTCCCTCTCATTTGGCTGCTACTCCTACCGACGTCGTTGCCGATTACGATATTTCTTCAGATTACATTCTTGAGTATGGCAAGCTTATTGATGAGGCTAATATTCTTCGTGAGAAGTATAAGCTTTCGGATGACCTAGACGTTAAGTCTGTTTTCGAAGAGGTTGAAAAAATATGCTTGGAAAATCAGAAGTCTATTTCTGACTTTAAAGATAAGTTTAAAAAGGAGTTAAAAAATGAGGAAAAGAGTGAGTAGACGTGTTTCTCGTCGTCTTTTCAGGCGTACTGCTAGGCGTGTTCATCGTCGTAATTTGCCCAGATATATTTCGCGTGGAGGTATTAGACTTTAATGGAGCTTTATTCGATTAAGGATAGTGTCGCGGGAACTTTTAGTTTTCCCATGGCTTTGAAAAATAATAATGTCGCTATTCGTTATTTTCGTTCTTTTTTGTCGAAAACTGATTTTTCGCCTTCTGATTATCAGCTTTTTAAAGTAGGTGTAATGAACGAGGAAAGTGGCGAGATATTCACTAATGCTGATTTTCCTTTGTTCATTGAGGGTGGAACGAATGAAGCGTAAGTATGTTCTTAGTGGCGTTCCTCAACTTCATCGGAGCAGGAGTCGCTTTAATTTGAGTCATTCGGTCAAGGGAGCTATGAATGTCGGTGACCTTGTTCCTCTTGACGTTTTGGAGGTCTTGCCCGGCGACACCTTTAAAGCTAATCCCAGGATTGTTCTGCGTGTAACTTCTTCGTTTATTAAACCTGTGATGGACAATCTTTTCTTGGACGTTTATCATTTTTTCGTGCCTAATCGTCTTTTGACTAATTGGGAACAGATTATGGGTGAAAGCTCGACAGCTTGGGCACCTTCCATGTCTTATTCGGTGCCGACTTGTCCGCTTTCTACTAATAACAGAGCCGATACCGTCGCTTCTGCTTTCGGCCTGCCGCAAGGCACCGCTCTTGGAAGTGTTCCCATTAATGTTCTTCCTTTTAGAGCTTTTGCTAAAATATATGATGATTGGTTTCGCGACGAAAACTTGATTGCCCCCATGCATATTACGACCGGAAATTCTTGTACGGCTAATGAGTTTTTTAACACTGATGAGTGGAGTGTTAATAATTATTTTGGACGACTTCCTAAGGTTGCAAAAATTCACGATATATTCACCTCGTGTCTGCCTTCTCCTCAAAAAGGTGATGCTGTTAGCTTTCCTATTGCCCACATTCGACAGGATGCCCCTGTTTTTACTGGTGAAAGTCGCTTGCCTGCCTCTTTGTTTAAGGGCCCTATGACTTGGGGTGACTTTTCTGGCGCCGGCGAAATTTCTGAGCAATTTTTTCCTGTCGTGTCGTCTCCGAGCGGTGGTCAGCCCGTTGTTAACGGTACTTATAAATTTAATAACACCGAGCCTGTTGACGTTAATGGCGAAGGCGTTTACCCAAATAATTTGTTTGCTCAAGTCCGTGCCGAGGTAGATTCTGTCACTGTTAATGACTTTCGCTTCGCTTTTCAAATGCAGAAAATTTTAGAGACGTTTGCTAGGGGCGGCTCGAGATATGTCGAAATGCTTCGTAGCTTTTTCGGCGTTTCTTCACCAGATGCACGTTTACAGCGTTCTGAATTTTTAGGAGGCCGGCGTGTTCCCGTTTCCGTTTTTCAAACTGTGCAGACGGCTCCTGCCTCTTCTGGCTCCGAGGCCTCGACTCCTATCGCTTCCGTGTCGGGCTGGTCTTCTTCGTTCGGAAAGTCCTCGTACGTTAAGTCTTTCACCGAGCACGGATATGTAATTACCGTAGGCTGCATTCGTCAAATTCATTCGTACCAACAAGGAATACCTCGCCTTTTCACTCGAAAAGGACAGTATGATTTTTATTTACCCACGTTGAATAATATAGGCGAGCAGCCTATTATGAGATACGAGCTCTATTCAAAATCTGGAGATAGGCAGATTTTCGGCTATAATGAGGCTTGGGTGCATTACCGTTCTTTGCCGAATAGGATATGCGGTGCTTTAAATTCTACTTCTAATTCAGGACTTGATATTTGGCATTTTGGTGATGAGTATTCGTCTGCTCCTTCTCTCGTTAAGTCCTGGATTGAAGAGCCTTATATCTTTGTTGATAGGGCTTTGAGCGTTGACGGGACTAGTCCTCTTACCCCTCAATTCATGTACGATATGTATTATGAATTGACGGCTACTCGTGTAATGTCGACATATTCTGTTCCTGGCCTTATTGACCATCATTAAAAAAAATATGAGTGAATATAAATACGAAAGTTCTCTTTATGATATGGACTGGGCTAGTGGCGGAACTAACTCTGTTATTGGCGGGTGGCTTCATAATCTTTTTACCGGTCAACGTGACTATAACCGCCAGCTTGAAACGCTCGGCTTCGAAAATTCATTTAATGCGGAGCAGGCCCAAAATGCGCGTGACTATGAAGAGCGAATGACTCGTGAGGCTTGGCAGCGCGCAGATACAGCCCATCAACGTGAAGTTGCCGACCTTATAGCCGCAGGGCTTAACCCTGCCCTTAGTGTTTCAGGTAGTGGTGCACAGGTTGGCGGATTCGCTGGGACTTCCACTACCGCGCGGAGCTCGTCTGCATCACCTCAGCGTTCTGGTGAGGGTGTAATTTCTCTTCTCGCAGCGCTTGTAGGCGGCTTCTCGCGGTTAGCGGGTAGTTCTGTGGCGGCTAATTCAAAAATTACTTCTAGTCTTATTAATTCAAATGCTCGTGTGACTGGTGCTAAATTAAGTTCAGGCGCCATTCGCGACTCGGCTTTGATAAATTATGCTGGTCGAACGGCTCGTGACTCTCGTCGCGATGCACGTTTACAGCGTTCTGTTGAAAGACGTTACTCAAAAGAGTATTTGGATAGTCTTTTTGACGATTTGGATAATGTTAAAATTTGAGTGCGCGCCCGTTAATCGGGCGCGTCCGCTTTATAGTACTTGATATATATGTGCGGACTGACACCCGTAAGGGTGTCAGCACTCTTTAAGAGGTTAAAATGTGCTTATATCCTGTTAAGCTTAATATTAAAAGAGAAGTATCTAATAATGGTGATGTTTACACTTTTTCGGCGTTAGCCGACAAGGAAACTCCTTATACTATTCCCGTGAAGTGTGGAAAATGTATTGAGTGTCAAAAGTCTTATTCGCGTGAGTGGGCACTTCGCATGCTTCACGATTATGAGGATTGTGGACAGGTCGGATTTTTTCTAACTTTAACTTATGAGAAGACAGATGGTGACCTTCATATAGAGGATGTTCAACGCTTTTTAAAGCGTTTTAGAAAGGCTATTTCTCCTGTTAAAATTCGTTATTTTATGTGTGGTGAGTATGGCAGTAAAGGACTTCGCCCTCATTATCATTTAGCTGTATTCGGTTTTAAGCCTTCTGACATGGTTATTTTCCGTGAAAGAGAAAATCTTTATACTTCCTCTATGATTGACTGTTTGTGGCGTGGTGGCGTTTCTATGCCTTCTACTCGTGTGGCAGGCTTTCACTCTATTGGAAATATCGACTTTGACAACCTTGTTTATATCGCTAAGTATCTTCAAAAATTTCAAAATGTGGACGGTAAGCATAAGCCTTTTACTACTATGTCTCGTCGTCCCGGATTAGGATTGAAGGAGCTTCATCATAGCCCTTTAGGTGTTTTTTATGTTAGAGGTCAAAAAATTAACGAGCCTAGACGGTATTTGGACAATGCCGCTTTAAATGGTATTGATGTGCAGAGTATACGCGAAAATCGTGTTGAACGTGCTAAAATATTGGAGCGCAGTAAAGAGACTTTGGAGTGTTTGCGTTTAAAAGAAAAAACATTTATCCACAATAAAAGGTGAGTTATCCACAATAAAAGGTGAGTTATCCACAAGTTATCCACAATAAAAAGCCAGGTATAATGCGGGAAAGAGCCACATTTCCACATTTCCACAATGCCTACTACTACTACTACTTATAGAAATATAAATAATAATTATCATCTGTCATAAATAAAATTTATACAGGTATAAGAAAAAAGTATTTGTATTTTTGTTTGACTTGTGCTATAATTATTTCAGAGGTGAAGAATATGATTAAAGTAAATACTATTTACCACACGAAGAATGACTACTACATAGTCATTCTTCGCCATCCTAAAGCTAAGTGGTACGAATTACACCGCTCCGTCTGGCGGTCGAATCTTGAGGATTTTGACTATCTTTTGAAAGAGTGCAACCCTCTTTTTTCAGAGTATAAGCTTTCCGATATTCGCTACTGGGCTCGCAAGGTTATTGACGGCGAAGACTTTTAATTATGGTTGATTTTATTTTAGAAAATTTGGAAATAATAATAATGCTCCTTATGTCCGTGCTTTTTTTTATTCAGTCTGTCAAAGAGCACGGGCTTAGGAAG